TAATGAACACACCTCACGCAGTGTAGATTCTTAAAAATATCGCATAGATAACTCCCTAGCGCTTGTACGCTAGGGAGTTATTTTTGTTTGTACGAGATTTTCGTGTACATTTGCCCTTGATTTGTTTACAAATTGTTTAACAAAAACAGGGAAATGGGTACAATTACTTTCAAGGCTGTTCTGTCACCATACAAGAAGAGCGACGGGACTCAAACAATCAGGATCCGAGTCACTGCGAACCGGAAGGTCAAGTATATATCAACGAACATTGCGGTTGATTCGTCACAGCTCACGCGCTCCGGAAATATACGTGACAGGGCTGTCCTCGACAAGACGGATGCGCTGATAGCAAAGATGAGGGCAGCAGCTGCGAGGATAGACACCTTTGCCGTCACGCAAATGTCGCTCGACGACATCGTCAGATTTATAACCTCGAATCAGGAGGGGTCCTTCAGACTTGACTTCTTCAAGTTCGCAGACGAGGTAATTGCTTCAAAAACTACGAGAAACACGAAGAACTATTATCTCAACGCGGTCAATGCGCTGAAGAGCTTCGTAGGAAGGGACACTCTAGACATATCTGAGGTAACATCCTCAATGATGAGGAACTTTGAGGCCTGGCTGGTCAACAAGCATGGCAGAGGTGCCCGCGCAACCGGTTCCTACCCGGCCAGCATCGGGCACATCCATGCCCAGGCTCGGCTCAGATACAACAACGAGGAGACGGGCGAGATTCACATAAGAAATCCATTTGCTTATTTCCATCCTGCAAGAACAATTCAGGCGGCTCACAGGAACGTGAGCAGGGAGACCATTCAGGCATTCATCGACAGGCGCGGCCTGCTCGTCAAGAAACTTGACATAAGGGCAGCAGACATGTTCCTGCTCTCATTTGCGCTGATGGGAATGAACGCGATAGACTTGCACTCGTGTCTGCCGCCGCAAAATGGCATCCTCATCTATAATAGAACCAAGACATGCCGGGCTAGGGCCGACAAGGCAGAGATGCACGTGCGCATCCCTGAGGAAATCAAGCCGCTTTTTGACAGATGGAGAGATCCGACGGGCGAGCGAGCCCTCCGCATACACCTCAAGACGACATCGCCAATTTTCGTCTCCGAACTTTCGACCGGTTTACGAAGGGCATGTAAGATCATGAAGATTACGGAGCCTCTGACATTCTACAGTGCAAGGCATACATGGGCCACGCTAGCATATTCGGCAGGCATAGACAAGGCTATAATCAACGATTGCCTCTGTCATGTCGACAGCAGCATGCGCGTGACTGACATCTATATCGCAAAGGACTGGGAGGTCATGTGGAAAGCGAATAAAAAAGTGCTCGACCTCTTTGACTGGTCGAGCATCCAAAAATAAGAACAGTCAGCGATAAAAGTTAGGGGCGCTCTGCGCTTCCATGTTCACCCACTTCGCACATCAAAAGTCAGGTGACAGGTAGCCAGGCTGGCTGAAGTCAACAGCGTCGGTGAGCATACGATCGAGAATATCAAGCGCTACATCCAGCGTCGATTCATCTCGAAGTTCTCCGGTACTTTCATCTACGAGAAAATCCAAGTAGCCGCTCTCAATACTAGACAGGCGGTCGAATGTATATATATTGTCGAATGTAACGCGATAGCGGCCCTTTTTTAGCTGCACAACTACGCGCGCCGTGAACTTGTCAATGTTTAACAAGAACACCGGCATCTGGCCCCGCTTATAGCCGTACTTCTGAACAGGAATCTGCCCCCTCCAAATATAGTCACACACCAAGGTTGAATCATTCAGGAGCCGGCAATTGCGAAAGCCTTTCCAGAAGAACAGGCCTTGAAGATCCTGGATGTTGTCGATACTGGAATCAAAGACCTTCTGCCAGGCAACTTCGTCATAATTTACGACAATGAAATTATGCGAGTCAATCACCTCGACGGGCGCTGCTACCTCCTTGTTTTTGCCAATTGTCAGATTTGATTTTCTCTTGAAGTTTTCCTGAGCTAAGCACAACTCCGGCAGCATGATGACTGCCACGAATAGCATAATTATCCTTTTCATTTTTTTAGTGATTAAAATTTGAGTTTGCAGATCCTCCGTTGTTGCATCCGATCGTGTACGTGTTGCGGCTGCCGGTCAGGCTCTCTGCTAATCTTCTGTAATCCTCCTGCAGTTTCCAATATTTCTCGGTCGCGCTGTGCAGTTGCGACCGTAGGGCATTTTTGTCCTTTTCTAAAAGCGCATTCTGGCGCTGCAGCTCGTCTTTCTCGCGATCGATGCTCTTAGTTATTCGGTCGAGCAAGGAAATGAGTTTGGCGTTATTCTTCTGCGACGTGTCGCGCGAAGATTGCAAGGACCCCACGTGCGAGGTGTACGCGTTTTCGACCGACTTGCAAGCATCCACAAGCCTGCTTATCATGACATTCGTCCTGTCGATTCTTGCTTCTGATTTTTCGAGCATTTTGAGGAACATCGTAAATTCGTCCTCACCTTCGTTCTTTCTGCGACTTCGAGATTTCCTATCCCGGTCGCCTTCGTCTTTTGAATCATTCATAATATATAGTATTAGTGTTCTTCTGTAGAAGACTTCACTTTATGAGAGTTTTCATGAGAGTTTTCATGAATTCAATTTGTTCTCGCAGCATCTGATTCTCTTTTTTTAAGACCGCTAACTGCGTGGCAGCGTCCTCATCTTTCGGGCGATTGTCAGCCTGGTTCTGGTGACCTATCTGGACGTTCACGTCGCCGGCGTTGTTGTTGCCTGCGTAAATATCGCCGCTAATCAACATCGAGGTATCCCATCCATGAGGGTTGTTGAGTATCTTGGTTAGATTTTCCTTGGAAGGCTTGACTAAACCCTTGACCATTCTAGATATAGACGCCTCTGTAACACCGAGATACTTCGCTAAATCAACCTGTTTTAGTTTGTTCCTATATAAAAATTCCTTGATGTCCATCTTTGCTTTAAGTTAATATTCTTAATTTTTCTAGTTAATTATTCTTCACTAGCGCGCGGAGAAAATCTATCTGCGCCTCCTTGTCCTTCAGCTGTTCCCTCAGCATCTCGTTCTCCTTTTCCAGAACCGCTATCTGCATTGCGGAATTATCTACGCCATTCCTGCTCTCGATTTTGTTCTGTCCTACCTGCACATTCACGTTGCCCCCATTGTTGTTGCCAGCGTAAATGCCGCCGTTTATCAACATTGAAGTGTCCCAACCGTGGGGATTATTGATTAATTTCTTAAGCATATCTTCAGGCATTGGCCGTTTTCCACGCTCAAGTTGCGATATAAATGCAGACGAAACCCCCATATAGGTTGCCAATTCTTGCTGCTTAATATTATTTTTTAGCCTAAAGAGCCTAGTATCAATGACTTTCGACATATTTGCTTCTTTTTCTATATTTTTTTAAGCAAAAACTTGCTTTTTCTGCTTATATTTTTTACCTTTGCATACAACAAAGTTAGTTAGTAACAAAGTTAGATAAATAACGACAAAAAACAAACATATGAGAAAGGATACTAAAGCGGCGTCGAAGGACGTCATATCAAAAGTCTTGGGCGGCATAATCATCGCCGCCGGCATGGCTTACCTGTTTTTCGGCAGCCAGCATTGTGACGCTGCCAGATTCCTGGCGATGTGCGTCTGTCTTGGCGCAGGATTGAAAATCATTGAAGACAACTAATGACAATGCCGCACGAACCTGTGAAGGCAAGGGCGTCAACTAACATATTTCTTGATTATGCCGCGAAAGCAGGCGCGGCGCTAGACCGCCAGGATGGACTTGGATAGACGCTTGGCGGTCACAACGGAGGAAGGTGCGGATATGGAGTGCCGCACAGGATTCTCGGGGAAGCATTAAAGGTCTCGCTCAGAGAAGCCCAGGTCCACAGGGAGGTTCGATTCCTCTCCCCTCCGACCACGCAGCGATGCGTTTGTGTGTTTAACATAGTTTTAGTGTCAGGGGAAGTTTCGCGGGTGGCGCGATGCTGGCGACCAAAATCGGAAATGGTGCTGCGGCAAGAGAGGGTTCGAGACCCCTCTTCCCCTCCAGAACAGGAGGAAAAAAGATGGAAGTAAAAAGAAACATTAGCGGGGCTTTGAAAGCCATGAGCGTCGGTGAGGAACTTGTTTTCAGCAGGTCGGAATCCAGACGCACATATCTCGCGACACTCTGCTCGCGACTGAAGGAAGAATATGGACAGGTCTATTCTGTGAATAAAATCGGAGTTGGACAGTATAAGGTGACACGTCATGAGTAGCATTGATTCTATCGCTCGCGACTACGAGCAGGTGAGTCAACTCATTGCCGACGCGATTCTCAGAAGAACCAATCCGGTTGCAGACGAGATGAGCGAGAACGAGGCCCGGAAGGCCTACGGCACAAGATGGCTGAACGACAAGCTCGACAGGGGGCTCGTAGAATTCGTAAGACGCGGGAACAAAAAGATTTACAGCCGACACCGGCTGGACTGCCTGAAGGCGGCAGAAAAGGAAAACGCAGGTTTGATTTTGAAAAGCATAAAAGGAGGTCAATCATGAGCAACAAGGCAATACTTAATTATCTGTTTCGCAACTCCGTGCGAGCTGCTGGAGATCCGGCGAGGGAGGAGATGGATGAAGATGCGGAGGAGCGTCGGATGTCGGACTATGACGACGACAGGTTTGAGGACGAAAGAATAAGGGAGAGATGTCATGAATTCTAATGCTGACGGCCCTCGATTCAGTCCGGGCGACGTAATCGAGTGGGAAGCGGTCAACGGCACCGCCAGGGGTGAGGTCCTGGAATACGACAGCTTCGGTTTAGGCTACATGATAGCGAGGCTGGCAAACGGCAGACGGATGCTGGTTCATGAGAATAGCGCAAGACCGGCGTCGCTGACCACCGGAGGAATAACAATGTTAACATAATAACGCGCAGCGATGCGCGGCGCAGGGCAACCTATAAATCTGAATCTGATGTTGTTGCACACATTTCCAAAGCTCTGCGACAAGCCCTTGCGAGGGTGATACCTTTCAGGGGCTCTAACAACAAACCAAAAAAACAAGTGTATGGAGAACAAGACAAACTCAAACACAAAGACGCAATCTGGAGTCTACCGGAAGATTCTGGAGCTTCAGAAGACAGTCAGGGCCCTGCTTCCCAACGCCAACGGAGGAGGCGACAGGAATTCGTACAGGTTCGTTTCCGGATCTAAACTGCTGGGGTATCTGCGCCCGAAAATGGACCAGCTGGGAATCATCCTGAAGCAGGAGATTGTGGAAGAGTCGCACGAGCGGATAGATTACGCCACTGCCTACGGACACAAGTCGGAGATGTTCACAGCGCTGAAGATGCGCTTCACCTGGATAGACGTCGACACGGGAGAACGTGACGAGAACGAATTTATCGCATTCGGACAGAACGGATGGGATAAAGGACTGGGAAGCGCGCTGACATACGGCGAGAGATACTTCCTGCTCAAGTTCTTCCACATCGCCACGGACGAGGACGATGTCGATGAGCTGCCTATCACGGAAGCCATGCCGGTGAACGTTCAGATGCCGCCGGCACCAGCACCGGCACCACGGCCGCAGCCGCAGCCGGCTCCGGTCATTCCACAGGCACCAGTTCCGGCTCCGGCGCGGGGCAAACAGCAACCGATACAACCTGGCGACGGCAACTACATGAAGCTGCTCGCGAGGATCAACAAAGGGCAGACGGACATCGTCAACAAGGCTATCAATAGCGGCATGCTCATTTCTGCGACGGCAAAATCAATGCTGGAGCAGGCAGAAAGAGATTACGCAACAAATAAAAAATCACAATCATGAAAAACGAAGAAAAAACAACGCAGAGAATGTCTCTGTATGACCTTCAGGCCCTTGCATTTCAAACAGAGCTTGAACTTGAGGAAAGCGGAGGAGAATTGACTCCGGAAATCGAGCAGGCGCTCGCGACAACCGAGACAGAGATCCCTCGCAAGATTGACGCATACAAGGGCTATCTCGACTTCCTCGCATCGAGGAAGGACCAGCTCGACCAGACCATCAAATCGCTGCAGGCAAAGAAAAAGGCGGTCGAGAATGCGGACAAGCGCGTGCGCGAATATGTGAAGACGACCATGAAGACATTCGGGCTCACGAAAATCAAAGGCGACGTCTATACTGCGACGCTCACTGAGAGAGATGGCATAGAGGTGAACGAAGAAGAAGTGCTTGAGCCGTTCAGGTCGAAGATGATGAGGTTCTCGGAAGGTTTGCCTGACTACATTTCCGTCGAGCTGAAAGTCAGCAAGAAAGGGATTTCGGATTTCACGAAGGGCAACGACATCATGCCTGCTGGAGTGACGAGGACAACGAGCGACACGCTCACTATTCGCTAGCCTATGCCCGTCAAGAGAGATTCTTTCGTATATCATCTGAACTGGGAGGAAGTGATGGACAATTTGCCAGGGGAGGTCAGGGAGGAGGTGCGCGGCGCCATAATCGGGTATGCGCGCACGGGGGTCACCCCCGAACTGAAACCTCTGGCAAAAGTAGCCTTCGAGTTCGTGAAGCGTGATATGGATTGGGACTTTCAGAAGTATCAGAGCATGGTGACGGCACGCAGTGAAAGCGGAAAGAAAGGTGCGGCGGCTAGAGATGCAAATGCAAGCAATGCTAAGCAACGCCAAGCAAAACAAGCAAATGCTAACGATGCTAAGCAAACGCAACAAGAGGAAGCAAATCAAGCTGATTATGATAATGATTATGATTATGTAACACATAGTGTGTGTGTTAATAGCGCGCAGGCGCGCGCGAGCACACCACCAGCACCACACACAGATTTTAATTTCTTCTTTCCGACATTTTGGAAACGCAACGTCATCTGCGCAGAAGCGGAGACGAGGAAGTTCCTGGACTTTTATGAGGCAGGCGGCTGGGTACTCGAAAAGGGCGCAGCTCTAGACACGGACGCAAAGCGGCTGGCAAAAGCCAGGCAGTGGAAGCCGGAGAAGCCTGGCAAGAGGTTTCCGGACCGGTTCGCAGAGGCCTGGTGGGAGTTGGCGCAGAAGGCTCCGGCAGATGTAAGAGCACAGATGCTCTCCGACAAGGTCGCAGTAGACCTATCCGGGAGTGTGCCTGCTCTGAAAATCGGCGAGGAGACACATGCCTGGCTGATGGGCGCAGGACGCGCAGATGCTGAGGCGGCGCTGCTGAAGAAGTGGCTGCAGGGCAGCCAGACGCTTCAGTTTAGAAAATATTGACAAACAAAAAAACAGGAAAAATTATGGCATTGAACAAAGTAATGCTGATTGGCAACGTGGGCAAGGACCCGGAAATCCGGTACCTCGAGACACCGGAACACCCGAAGGTTGCGCAGTTCACCCTCGCGACAAGCGAGAGGTACAAGGCGAAGGACGGAAGCGTCACAGAGCAGACGGAATGGCACAACATAGTTGCCTGGAGGGGACTTGCGGACATCGCGGAGAAGTACATCAGGAAAGGCTCGCCACTCTACATCGAAGGACGGCTCAGGACGCGCTCCTGGGAGGTAAACGGGCAGAAGGCATACAGGACGGAAATCCTTGTGGACAGGATCCAGATGCTCGGCGGACGCTCCGAAGTCTCCGGGCAGCGGCCGGAGACGGCGCGGACAGGAATGCCGGCGCGGACAGAACAAGACTTGATTTATGACAACCCGTCAGACGACCTCCCTTTCTAGCATAACGCTGACAGCGCGTGAACATGAAGAGATGAGAAGCTGCATCGAAAGGATCCGGAGGCTGGGAATCAGAGACAACCGGCTGACGAATCTGACCGACCGAATCTCCGTAACACTCAAGAAAGGCGCGAGAAGGGCTCATAAGTCCGCCACACGGAAACGGAACACCGAGACCGGTACAATTTACCCTATTCAATAACGATGCGCTGAATATGGGGCTATAAAAGCAAAATGGAAATGTTGCAAAAGACATAAGAAATCAATCACAAAGGCACGAGGTTCAGCGACAACGACATTGCAAAGTTTAATTTCAAGGAATAGGTGTTATGGAAGACAGAAGGCTATCTCTCCTCATAGATTTTATCGAACGAGGAGAAAAGAGTTGCAAGGAAGCGTCCGAAAACAAACAGAATCGGCAATCTTTAAGGGACTATTACCTAGGCAAGGCAAACGCTTTCGGTGAGGTTCTCGGATTCCTTGAGACGCTTAAAAACGACAATTTGACTTAAGCGAGTAAAAAATGAATGCAGGACTGATAATTCTACTCGTAGCGATAGCGTTGACGCTGTACTCGCTCCCGCTCGATAGTAACGACAACAATAGAAAGTAACGAAAATATTAGTAAAATTTAAGAAGGTACATGAAGTTTGAAGCGACATTTTCGGAACACGGCAGGGTCATGACCAGGACCTACGACAAGCCGGACGCAACCAAAGAGGACGTAATTGAATGGTTCGGGTTGCGCGAACACGACATTGACTGGTTCAGAATTAAACAAATCAACGAAAAAGATTAGAAAATTATGAAATACGATTTTTCAAAATGCAACAACTTGCAATTCAAGGCGAAAGGTGATGAGGGCGAAGTAATGACAGGCTATCTAAAAGTTACGAAAGAAGGAGAAGAATGTGTGGTGTATGTCTTCCCTGATGGTGGAGGCAATGAAACCTATGACAGAGGTCTCCAACTTGTAATAAGAGACTACGCGCGTTACGGAATCATAGAAAAATTTAGTGTATGGGCGGAGGAGCACGATCTGGAAATAGTCCCGCGCGATCCGGAGACTTACACCGACTGGAAGGTGGGTGATAAAGTAATCAGCAATAAAGGCAATCAGGTTAACACACTCATTGCTGTGTTAGGCAAGGCGATTGTCCTTGTCAGGGATGATGGAGCCCCATTTACTGGTCTAACGACGGCAGACAATTTAACTAAATACGACAAACTCATCCTTACTGACTACGAGCAGGAATTACTCGCTGAGCAGGAAAAGGAGAAATGCCCGTTCAGGGAGGGCGACAAGGTACTCGTCCGCGACTACGATTCAAGCGAGTGGCGTTTCGCAATCTTTGCGTCTTACAATAAAGACAGCAAGGAGCCGTATAAGATGAAATCCTCGGTACTCTCATATCGTCAGTGCATCCCTCTGAACGAGCACACGTGGAGGCTCTTAGGTACGACGGACGAATACAAGGAGGAGGAATAAATCATGACGATGAAAACACTTGATTTGGTTCTTAAAGGGAAATGGTACGATATGATTTCTTCCGGAGAAAAGACGGAGGAATACAGAGAGATTAAGCCATATTGGGAAAAACGCCTGTTAGACTATGAAGCCATAAAGCGAGATTTTGAAATGCTTGTGTTCCGCAGGTTCCTGGTTGGCAAAGGTGTGGACCCGCTGGCATATCCACGAGGATTTACGCACGTTCGCTTTCATCGTGGTTATACAAAAATTACAATGACATTCGAAATTGACAGTATAACATTCGGCAACGGCAAAGAAGAATGGGGCGCAGAGCAGGGCAAAATGTATTTTGTCATCAAACTGAAAAGGAGGTCCGAATGAAACTAAATGATTTTTTACAAAAGGTTATCCTCTTCAGCGGGAAAACACAGGTGCAGGCGGCAAACGAGGCGAAGATATGTCCTCCGACGTTCAATGCGCTGTGCACCGGCAAAAGGGAAATAACTCCCGCATACGCAGCGCAGCTTGAAAAGGTGTTCGGCATTCCGACGCTGGTGTGGATGACGTGGCAGACATTAGAAACAATCGAAAAATCAAAAGGAAAATGAACTACAAAGTAACATTTCAGAAAGAGCAGAGTTGACAATGTAACGACAACTTATGTCGAGGCGGAGTCTGCGGGAGAGGCTGCCGATGCAGTCAGACATTACTATCTCGTCAGTCACGACGACATTTTATTAGTTGAACCTGAAGAAGAATAGAGATTATGGAAAAATTTGATTTGCAGGAATATCTGAAGAACCCAGAGCGAAAAATCGTGACCCGCGATGGGCATAAGACAAGAGTCATTTGTACTGACAGAAATGTCGATGATTACATAGTAATCGCTCTCGTGGAAGAAGATCTCGGTGAAAATATATATAGCTACACAAAAGAAGGTTTGTTGAGATGCAACACAGAATCTCCAAGCGATTTGTTCTTTGCTCCAGAGAGGAAAACAGGCTGGATTAATGTCAGCAGGATAGCACAAGGCAACGCTGGGGAAATCACCTACACGGGCGCGGTCTATCCGACAAAGGAAGAAGCGATTGCGGGTTACAGCGGCGTAGGGCTTCTCGACACGATAAAAATTGAATGGGAGGAGTAGTATGGTAAAAGGATGTAGAAACGAATTTCCCTACTTTGGAGCGACATACCCTGATGCACGTTGTATCAATGGTTATTTATACGATTTGGACTCTGTGGAGGATGGAAAATTCACAATCGGAGGAGATGAGCCTTGCCCATTTTGCAACACTGAGGAATGGCTTGACCGTGTGGTAGGTACAATTTTCGAGACCAAGGCTGATGCACTTGAATGGAGAGATAAGATTGCAAACAGATGGAATTGTAGTCCAATGGAGGAATAGCTATGAAACAGTTTAATATAGAAGACTACGTGCAGAATCCTAATAGAAAGGTGGTCACGCGAGACGGCCACAGCGTGAGGATTATTTGCACGGATAGAATTTCAGATTACCCAGTAGTCGCACTTGTAAGCGGTGAATATTCGGAAGATTTGATAAGTTATACGAACGATGGGAAGGTATATACAAATCTAGAGGATGATTACGATTTATTCTTCGCGCCAGAATCAAAAACTAAAAAGGTAGGCTGGATGAACGTCTGCAAGTATGGAGACGATCAACACTTCTCTCTCGTGGGTGGTGTTATTCACCCGACACGTGAGCAGGCGATGACAGAACGTCCGGATTATGTCGTGGGCACAATTCAAATCAAATGGGAGGAGAAATAATGACACCTTTTGAGAGCGCGATAAAGGAGTACCTTGACGCAAGGGCAAAGGAAGACGTCAAGTTCGCTGAGAAGTACTCTAACGAAAAGAAGAGCATCGAGGAGTGCTGCAGCTTCATACTGGGCGAGATGAGGAAGAAGGCGAAGAGCGGGATGTACGGGGCGACCGACGCGGAGGTGTTCGGGCTGGCAGTGCACTACTACGACGAGGAGGACATCAAGGTCGAGAAGAACGTCAGCGCCGAAGTTGTCATCAACAGGGAGATGACCGAGGAGGAGAAGCAGCAACTGGACAGGCGCAAGGAGGCCGAGAAGAAGACGGCGGCGGCGATGATAGAGGAAGACAAGAAACGCAAGGAGCAGGAGCGGAAGAAGAAAGAGCAGGAGGAAGAGGGGCTGCTGTTCCTGTTTGACGAGGAGGACCTGTAGCATGAAGCCGAAAACGAAGAACGAGATTTGGGCCTTGAGGGAGCAGACGCGGTTGCCGGAGCTTCCACAAAGGACGCTCGACTGGGCGAAGAGGACACTAATGAGGCACGACGGCTACACGTGGTTCGCCGGAGCCTACAGCAAGAAGCGGAGGGTGGTGTGGTGCCAGAACTGCGGCAGGGTCGAGTACCTTCCGGTGGACGAGGAGATAAACGAGAGCGCCTATACATGCAGGGAGTGTGGAAGCGTCCTGGTGCTTATGAATGCAGGCGAGATTCATCCGAAAGTACAGACTTGCAGCATCGGCTTTATCGTGGCGAGAATCCACAAGGGCTGGCAGGTGTTCGAGGGTGTGGAACTGGAGAGGACGGTCCGAATCGGGGAACGGCCGGAATACGCGCTTACGAGGCGATACGCCATCTGGCTCAACTCCAAGGGGAAAGAAGTCATCACCACGACCGCCTACTCAAGGTGCTACAATTACTTTATGTGGAAGCCGGAGGACGGATGGACGATAGGCAGGCACAACGGAATAGTCAGCGGATATTACGTCTACGAGGACACGTTCGATCTGTCCGGAATGAAGACCGCGCCGGGCGGCAGGTATCTGCCGGAACTGAGGCGGCGGGGCTGGAGACCGGGAATGAAGGAAGTCTCAAGCCTGAGCATAGAGGACGTATGCAGTACACTGCTGAGGTCAAGCGTGGCGGAGACTCTGCTGAAAGCCGGACAGTATGCGCTGTTCAAGGCGCTGGTGTCGGAGGGGAAAGGCAACCGGGTCGAGAAGTACTGGCCGAGCGTCAAGATAGCGCTGAGGCACGGGATGAAGTACAGGACAAAAGACGACATCGGCCTGTGGCTCGACTACCTCCAGGGACTGGAGCAGGAACACAGGGATATGAGAAGCCCGAAGTGGCTTCTGCCCGAGGATCTGAACCGGGCGCACCGGGCGCAGATTGAGAGGACGCGTGCGGCTTACGAAAGAAAACGGAGGCTGGCGCAACTGGAGGAGGACAGGAGGTTCGACGAGGAACTGAGGAAGAGAATCGGCGCAGTGGCCGGATTCGTCCTCACCGACGGGAACATTGAGATTAGTCCGCTGAAGACGGTCAATGACTTCTACTGCGAGGGCAACGCCCTGCATCACTGCGTGTTCGCAATGGAGTACTACAAGCGCAAGGACTGCCTGATACTCGGAGCGAAAGTCAACGGAGAGCGCACCGAGACCATAGAGGTCAACCTGAAGGACTTCTCCGTTTCCCAGTGCAGAGGCAAGAACAATATGGACAGCCCTTACCACAAGAGAATAATGAGCCTTATGTCCTGCAACCTCGGAAGTCTCAAGGATATGTACATGAGGGTACACTGAATTGGCAAACAACGTGAAAATATAATCATTATGGCACAAATAATTTACAAAGAAGGATGCGAGGGTCAAAACACCCTTGAAAGCATTGAGGGAATCGAAATTGAACTGCTTAACGGCCAGAAGGCGCTCATCTATCCGAAGTACGCGGAAAAGGTGATGCTTCCGGAAGATAAGATGGCGTCTTGGGATGCAAAGGACACTAGCGAGATAGAGGCTCTGAAGAAAGAGGACAATCTATGGGCTACTGGAGCGCTTTTGAGGTGCGGAAGTCCTGCTGCGGAATATGTCAGCAATTTCCACTCCGACAAACACGGCATCTTCGCATTGCCGACATTGCTTTCGGCAATGGAACTCCATGACCAGAAGAACGACATAGACGAACTGGCGGAGACAATAGATGGTGCAGATTTACTGCGAAATTACACCGCTTGCGTTTGGTCTTGTTCTCGGTGCGACCAGTACAGCGGTTGGATTATGTGTGGCGGCGGCTTTACCATCAGCTACGACTTGTACGGATGGTGCCTGGCTGTTCCGCTCGTGCTTTACTTTAATATTCGGCAGGAGCGCGTCCCTGCGCCCTGCCTTAAAATCAGAAATATCATGACCGCTTGTGATTTTTGCAATATCGACTGGTGCGGATATGAAGTGTTCAAATTAAACAAAAACGCCTGCTTCAGGGTAAGATGTTTCGAGCAAGGCAGGAGAAAGGCCAATGAACGGGCGCTTGCTCTCTACGAGCGAGAACTGAGACAATTCAAGAACCTGCTCAATGCTGTTTCAAAAGATGGCACAGGCGGAAAGATAATATCAGTGGGCGGCAGTATAGCAGCCTTCAAAAAAGCGTTGGAAGATGATAAATAAAACTCAAATGAAAACAATTTGCATTATTGTAATTGTAATGAATGTAATATCCGCCGTGACTCGTATGATAAGCAAGGACTGGCTGAATGTCCTTAATCATATAGTAATAGCAGGATCATGGGTTATAATACTTAAACACGAATCGGACAATTATCATGATGAAATATAGAGTTATCAAACCACCGAGCCAACCACGAGGCTCTCAGGAGGCATTGAGACTGCTGGCAGAGTGGGAGCGCGGTGTGACCGGCAAAACGAGAAAACGGCAAGGGCACGCGGAGGACGACTTGCAGATGCAGTGCGTCAGTTGGTTCCGTCTGCAGTTCCCGAAGCTCGCAAGGCTGCTCCACCACTCCCCCAACGGAGGACGGCGTGACGCACGCGAGGGAGCAAGGTTCAAGCAGATGGGAACGCAGGCCGGATTCCCGGACCTGATACTGCTGGTCGCGGCAAACGGCTATCATGCGCTCATGCTCGAGCTGAAGACGCGCACAGGGCGGCAGCAGGACAGTCAGAAGGACTACCAGAAGCGCGTCGAAGAACAAGGGTACAGGTATGTGGTCATTCGTTCTTTCGACCAGTTCCGCGAGACAATAAAGGACTATCTCATCGTAAGCGGTTAAGTTTCAATTAACTTACTTTACTTACTTTTTGTTAACTTTGTAAAAAATAAACCAGAAAATGAAAACAGGACACCAAAGAATAGCAATTGATCTGATAGAGATGAACACCGGACAGATTGCCGGACTGCCGTCAAACCCTAGGCAATGGACCAAGGCGCAGCTCGACAATCTGAAGGCATCCATCGAGGAGACTCCGGAGCTGCTGGAGGCGCGCGGCTGCATCGTCGACTACCACGAGGGCAAGTATGTCTGCCTCGGCGGAAACATGCGCTATGCGGCGTGCAAGGCTCTGGGCATGTCCGAGCTGCCGTGCTATGTCGTGCCGGAGGGAACCTCCATCCTGAAGAAGAAGCAGATCGTGGCGAAGGATAACGTCTCCATGGGTGACTGGGATTTTGACGCGCTGGCGAATGAATGGGGAGATTTGGACCTGGCAGGATGGGGAGTGTCTATTCCTCCGGAGTGGGGAGCAGCCGCAGCTGATGCAGCCGAAACCGATTCTAGGGTGGGGCAGGCGAAGGATGACGAATTCGATGAGAAGGAGGCGCAAATTGAAAAGAAATGCTCAAAGGGCGACATTTGGAGGCTTGGAGAGCACCGGCTCATGTGTGGCGACTCGACAGACGAGGCTGCGATAAAAAGACTGATGGACGGGGACAAAGCCGACATGGTTTTTACAGACCCTCCTTACGGAGTAAGCATCGGGGACAAGAACGCAGCTCTCAACAGCGTCCAGAAGGCTGGACGCTGTTGCAAGAACATCGAAAACGATACCTTGAGCGCTGATGAGTTGTATCCGATACTCGTGAAAGCGATGACGAATGCGCGGTTGTCATGCAAGGAAGACGCTTGCTATTTCGTGACATCGCCGCAAGGTGGGGAACTCGGATTAATGATGATGATGATGAAAGACGCTGGACTTCCTGTCAGGCACATGCTGATCTGGGAGAAGAACTCGGCGACGTTCAGCCTCGGAAGACTTGATTATGACTATCAGCACGAGCCGATATTTTATACCTGGACGAAAAAGCATCACAACTATCGGAAGGGGCAATATCGCACGACAATCTGGAAGTACGACAAGCCGAGGAAGTGCGACCTGCATCCTACGATGAAGCCTGTCGAGCTGGTGGCCAACTGCCTTAACGACGCAACGAAAGCGGGTGACATCGCGCTCGATGTATTCGGAGGTTCCGGAACGACAATGATAGCCTGCGAGCAGCTCGGAAGACGTGCAAGATTGATTGAATTGGACCCGCATTATTGCGACGTCATAATAGCACGATGGGAGAAGTTTACAGGCATGACAGCAGAAAAAATTGAATAAAAGAAAAGTATAATACTTTGACGGAATTAGGACAATAGCAAAGGGGTGATTATGAATCAAAGACTGAACATTACGGAAGACCAGTTCATCGCGCATTGCGACGAGCGATTGCGGCAACTCGCGGACGAGGTCCGGGGGTGCGGCATGTCATACTATGAGATAGCGAAGCTCACGGGCCTCGACTGGAGGACCATCAGGAAGGTCGCAAACGAGATTCCCGTGCGCTACGACACTATCGAGAGAATCAGATACGCAATCGAAATCAGTCACACCACCGCAATCGGTGGTTAAACGGAGGGGCTTATGGCAGGCGACAAGGAACTCTACAAGAAAGGGATAGCAACTCAGTTCAGCAGCACGAACCAGCCAAAGAAGAAGGGGCGCAAGCCGAACATCCTGAAGAAGCTTAAGGCATTCGGCTTGAGCCATGAGGATATTCGCGCCCTGCTGGAGAACCTCCTGATGGCGGACAAGCAGAAGGCCCAGGAGATGCTCAAGGACCCGGAATTGCCTATAATGCTGGTCGGCTATCTCTCCGCGCTCATGCGCGACATTCAGACCGGCAAGAGCATCACCCTCGAGGCAATCATGGACCGCGTTGACGGCAAGGCCGCGCAGAAGATTCAGACGGACACGACCATCCGGAATGCCGAGCCGCCGGCTATCTATTTCGGTGACGAGGAGGACAATGTCGAGGAGGACGAATAGGGATGCTCTTTTCACCGAAATACAAGCCGTTATTTCGGCCTTTTATACCGGGGGTTCGTTACATTCTTGTCAAGGGTGGGCGTGCTTCCGGCAAGTCCTATGCCGTGAACACTTCCCAATGCGTGAGCACGTACCGCGACCCATTCAACATCCTCTTCGCGCGATACACAATGACTTCTGCGGAGGTGTCTATCATTCCTGAGTTCCGCGATAAGGTGGTGACGCTAGAGCTTGAAAGCCACTTCCGCGTGAAAGCGGCGGACATTGTCAACCTCTCGACTGGAGCCAAGATTCTATTCAGAGGTCTGCTTACAAGTTCTGGCAATCAGGTCGCGAAATTAAAATCTTTACAGGGCATCAAGACATTCGTGTTGGACGAGGCGCAAGAATTGACTGACCCTGTCCTCTTTGACACTATCGACTTCTCTGTCAGGACACCGGACGCGCCTAACACCATTATGCTGACGTTCAACCCTACGGATGTGCACTCTTGGATTTACGAGCGCTTCTACCGGAATGTGCCGGAAGGCTTCAACGGCATCATCGGAGACGTCTGCTACATATCCACGACCTACCTAGACAACATCCACAATCTCAACCCTTCAATCGTACAGCAGGCGCGCAAGATGGAAGCAGCCGCGCCGGAAAAGTACCGCAACATCTGGCTCGGAGAGTGGGCGACATTGTCGGAGGGCATCATCTACAAGGAGTGGAGACAAATCAGCTCGTCAGACTTCCCTCGAAATCTTCCTTGCTTCTATGGTGTTGACTGGGGATATTCGAATGACCCGACAGCCGTCGTTTGTTGCGCTTACGACATCGAAACAAAGACTATCTACCTGCGCGAGGTGTGCTATCAGAAGGGGCTTCTCGCAGGGCACATTTCACGCATAATTTACGAGGACATGGATGCGTGGGGAGTGAGCAAAGAGGCTGATATATACTGCGACCCCGCTCGTCCGGAGCACATCGGAGAACTGCGAATGAACAACCTGTGCGCCATGCCGGCGGACAACCGCAACAAGGAGGGAAGAATCGCATACCTTCAGTATTTCGCTGTCAGATATGCAGGCGAGCACATTAAATGGGAGGTTGACCGATATTCCTGGAAGCCGGACACGAAAGACCGGAGCCGCTATCTAAACATCCCGCAGGACGGCAACGACCACCTCATGGATGCAATTAACTACGCATGCGTCACAAAGCTCCGTTATCTCGGACAGACAAACATTCTCGGGGAGGGATAATAAAAGCCCCACTCCGAGGAGCAGGGCACAAGGCTAAGCTGTTAAAAAGAAAAGGCGCCCACCCAGCCTTACAGGCGGACGTTCAATAGTGAGCCTGCTATATCTTTCAGAGCGTATTTAAGCGTATCTTTCTCAGACTCCGTGAACGTCGCTTTCTTTCCGTTGACTGCAAGCCCGTTAATTCTCTGACAAAGCCACGAACGAGACTTGCCAAAGTATTTCTTTGCAACATAAGACATCGAAACAGCGGGGAGCACGTTTGCGAGTTTCGCGCGGATGGTCATGTCCTTCGCCTCTGCAATAGTCTCATCAAGTTGCACAGACATGACTTCACCTACTGCTTTCGGGTCCTCTGCGCAGGCCGCGCTCATCTCTGCTCTGACACGCTCCCGTTCGCTCTCAGTCTTAGCATTGACAAACCTGTTCTTCAGGTCGTCCATATAAGTTTTATCTATCATATATTTAAGTTTTGTTCCCCACCTTGCGGTGGGGATTTGTTAATGTTTCAGCACTTCTACCAGTTCGTCAATTTTGAAATCCAACTCAGCCAAAAACTTTTGGATTTCATTGCGACCTCGGATCTCTCCGTAGAGCTCTAAGTAAAAGAGCAACTCTTTCTCGAGTTTGATTCTTTCTTTTGTTTTTCTTTTCATTGCCTTTTCTTTTTAACAACACAAAGATAATAAACTTATGTTTATTATGCAAGAAAAAACAGAAAAATATTCAAAAAAAAATGCAACTGATTCCGTTCCATTAAAAGCAAGGAGCGCAAAGATGTATATATGCGCAAATATGACAATAGCCCCAACGGGGCTATTTTGGTGGAAATTTGAAAAATATATGTTCGGTCTCAGTCTCATATCAACAAAGGAAATTCAAGCGCTCAGAAGCGAAATAAAAGGCTTCTATGATGACAGGAACAACAACTCCGGCAACGTGTATCTGTCAGCGATAGCGGGCTGCACAAAAGGGCTCGAGCTGCCTCCGTTCAAGGAACTGGACCGGATGGAGATTCAGCGTTACTACAGGCAGAGCGCTCCGGTGCAGGGAGTTGTGAACTACATCGCGCGCAATGTCGGAGAGGTCATGCAGTATCTGCTTCTGACGCGCAAGTCTGATGACACACCGGTACAGAAGCATTGGCTCGTGGACCTGTTGGCGCGACCGAATGACCGGTTCACGCTCAGGAAATTCGGCACGGCGTGGGCGGTGAACAAGCTTCTGTACGGCGACGCATGGGTGTATGCCCCGAAGGCTGTAGGCCGCAACCTCGGCGAAATCAAGGAAATGTACGTCATCCCTTCGTGGCGCATAGGCGCACAATGGGGTGAAGGCTCGGTTCTGGAAGGCGTGAGGCTCCAGGGCCTGGCCGGCGACACGACCATCCGCTTCTCGGACGTGTTCGAGAGCTTCGACTACAACCTTGACGACCAGAGCGCCTTCGGAACGTCGAGGCTTGCCTCTGCTGCCATGTATCTTTCGATGATGCAGAGCGGCATTCTGCGTGAGGACACGGCCCTCAAGAACGGAGGTGTGACCAACATAGTGACACCTCCGCAGGACAAGCTCACGGGCATCACGCGCCCTGCAGAGGGTGACGAGCTCGAGCGCGAGTTCAACGCTCAGAAGAACATCGGCAAGACAAAGGTCCTCCGCTTCCCTATCGACGTGAAGACGCTCGGAAATGCGCCTGTGGACTTGAACATCCTCGAAAGCCACAAGGAAGCCGTGACGGCGGTTTGCTTCGCGTATAATCTGCCTGTTGACCTCTACTACGGACAGAGCAAATACGAGAATGCGAAAGAGGCTAAGAAAACTATCTTCGAGATGAATGCCGTGCCGATGGCGAATGAATTCGCGGAGGACCTGCTCAACTATTGCGGCCTGTCGCAGGAATTTTCGCTCGAGGTGGACACTCAGAGGATAGACGTGCTTCAGGAGAAGCCGGCGGATGCGCTTGACGCGCTCGACAAGATGAACGCGTCAGTGAACGAGAAACGCGAGGTGATGGGCTACGAGCCAATCGCGGAAGCCTGGGCGGACCAGCCCATGATTCCGCTCGGAGTCCAGTTCGGCAACGAGAGCGGCATTGACATAAACGAGCTCGGCAATGCGTAGGCGTATAGATCCGGCGGTGCGGAGACATCAGGACTATCTCCGTCTGAAGGCGCTGAAGGCCGCAAAGATTTACGAGGCGCGGTTGCGGCGCTTCCGTCGTGCAGAGGTGAGGAGGGTCCTCAGCCTGTGCAGGGATTACGATCCTGCTGAGTGGGCAGGCGTGATAGATAGCAGTCTCGCGGAACCCTACCTTCAGACTATCGAGAGCGGCCTTCTCAAGGCGGTAGGACTACCGCACGCAAAGAGCGTCGTGCGCGACATGAACAAGGCGAAGGCAGAGGCCAGCGAGGTGCTGGAGAGCATGTGGCTGAGCGGAATCGAACAATATGCGAATGAAAGGGTAGGAGACATGATTGTCTCCGTTACCGGGACGCTGAAGGACGACCTCGTGAAAATCCTTCAGGCGAAGATGTCCGACGAAGTGACGGGAATCGAGAAGCTCACGCTCGACGTGTTCGCCGACTATAAGGAGCTCGAGCTGTGGCAGGTCCGGCGAATCATTCAGACCGAAACAATGATAGGTCTCGGGAAAGCCGGCGACATGGCTGCACGGACACTGGATGTGAAGTTCACGAAGCAGTGGAGCATCAGCGGCCTTGGCAACACGCGCGAGACGCACATTGAGGTTGACGGCACGATAGTCGGGCAGGAGGAGCCTTTCAAGGTCGGAAGGAGCTATCTTCTATATCCGCATGACATCAGCCTCGGAGCAGAGGCTGGAGAGATAATCAACTGCGCCTGCACCGCAATCAGAAGACCTACATAATTCAACTTCCATAATCAGTTTTTGTGTTTTTTTGTTTGTTGCGGGAGTCTCGAGTTCACAAGCTCGGGGCTCCCCTTTTTGTTAAACATAAACGTGTATATGTGCCTGTTTAAGTCTTTGCCTTTCATTGAATTAATTTCATCGCGTAACGTTATCGCAAAATGGAAATTCAATTCAAAAACCACTCCGGCGGCATCGAGGTGAAGAAGGAGAAGGACGACGGCACATTGTCAATTCGCGCCTATGCCCTTGCTTTCGGCAACATCGACAGCTACGGGGACATAATCAAGATGGGCGCTTGCGACAAGTGGCTGCTTTCTGACGACAGCAGCCGCTGCGCACTCTGCTATCAGCATGACATTCACAACGTCATCGGCGTAATCACAGAAAAGGGCGTCGACGACAAGGGGCTCTGGATAGAAGCTGACATCCTCCCTACACAGCAGGGCAAGGACGTTCAGATACTGATGCGCGCAGGCGCAATCAAGGAGTTCTCAATCGGCTACTATGCCGAATCGTGGACATACGGCAAGGTTGACGGCAACGAGGTGCGCTATCTCGAGGAAATCAGCATCGTCGAAGTCTCGCCGGTTACCAGGGCGGCAAACCCGCTCGCAACCCTGACCGACATGAAGGCCGAGGACATGGCCGGGCAGCTGTCAGCAATGTCTGACTCCCAGCTCGTAAGCCTTCAGGGTGCCGTCAAGGAAGAAATCGCAAAAAGGATCATCACAAAACTTTAATTATTATGCCAGAACTAACATTAGAGCAGAAGGCTCTTGACCTTCAGAAAAAAATGGAGGATGCAGAAAAGAAGGCCGAGGAGGCCGCAAAGGAGGCGAAGGCCGCGAAAGAGGCGGCTGAAGAGGCTACCTCCAAACTGACAAAGGCCGAAGAGGCGCTGGAGGAGAGGAAGAAAGAGGGGGAGAACCTTGACAAGACTGTCAAGGCTCAGCAGAAGGCTATCGAAGAACTGAGCAAGAAACTGAAAGAGAAGAATGGAAAGTCCTTCGACATCGTTCTCCGAGAATTTATGGAAGAGAACAAGGCAGCGATGGAGAAGTTCATCGAAAGCAAAACCTACGGCACGGCGTCATTCAAGTTTGCGACATCGAACATCACCAACAGCTCGCTCGGCGTGCAGCTGGACCAGAACATCTATGCAGAGAGGCTCGCGGCAAACGCCTTCCTTTCGACATTCCCGCACATCACCAGGACCGGAAACTCCATCGAATGGCTTGAAGGTTCAGACACCGACAACACCGGTTATGTAGGAGAACTCGAGGAGCCTAAGACGGGCAATTCTTATGAGCTCGCAGGCAAGACAAGACGCTTCGCGAAAGTTGCGACATTCATCGAGGTCTCTCAGGAAATCGAGGACTGGTTCAACGCTGTTTATCAGTGGGCAAGAACCCGCGGTATCGCACGCGTTCTCCGAAAGGCGGACAATCTCATCTGGAGCGGTGACGGCGCTGACACAACTAATCCGAATCACGTCTACGGACTCAAGACTTCCGGCAGCACAGCATACGCGGCTACCGGCGCGAAGTACGAGAATGCGAATATCGCGGACGTCATCCTCGACGCCATCGCTCAGGCAAAGGCCAACGGCTTCTCTCCGAATGTTGCCATCGTTCCGACAACCATCGAGGCTCAGATCAGAGGTCTGAAAGACAAGAACGGAAACTACCTCTTCAATCAGGTTACCGGAATGCTCGGACAGGTGAAGATTGTCCTCACCGACCAGCTCTCAGCAACCGAGATTGTCGTCGCTGATACGTCATGCGTCGCAATCATTGACAAGGGGGAATACGAGATGGAGCTCGAGAGACTTGCCGGCAAGGACGGATGGAGAGTCTGGCTCAGGAAGTCCTTCCAGATTCAGGTTCCTACCTCCGAGAAGAAGGGCGTCATCTACGTTGCTAACACAACCGCCGCGATAGCAGCGCTTGCACCGGCGGCGTAAACCATGCCGGCTGAGATGCGTAAGCCCGAGCGTGCATCCCGTGCGCCAAAAATCGGCGAAGTCGTCGTGTGTGAGGTGGTAAAGCCGCACGACGGCATCCCCGCCGGGGAAAGGCGCAAGGTGCTCGTGAGCGAGGCTGTGAGATACATGCTCAAAGAAGGATTTTGGAAAGTCATTCAGTAAGCAATCATGAGTTTATCTGTCACCAGAATCATAGACGACAAGCGGTCATATCTGCTCCCCGAGGTCAAACGCTACGTGGGAGCAGTTGACGATTCGCAGGATGCAATCCTGCAGCGCATGCTTACGACTGCGGCGCTTGAGGTTCAGGCGCATGCGGACGTCAGCGTCTTGCCGTGTCAATTCGAGCTTAGAATCGAGAACAACACTGATAGCGAAGTCAAATTGTACCAGACGCCGTCGGAGGTGTTGTCTGTGAAGGCTGCTGACGGGACAGACGTAGATTACACCATAGACGGGCGGAACGTGCGCACAGCGGGCGTTTACCCGTCGCTGGTGATAATCTATGCCACCGAACCGAAAGAAGCCGAATATGGGCGGCTTTTGCCGCTTGTGTTCCAATATGCCACGGCACTCTATGACGGGCAGACGGATGAACTCGTTAAAATTCTTTCGCAATGCTGAGGGAACCGCGCAATGCGAGGCGATACTCGCAACCTGTAGAGCTGATGTTTAGGGAGCCTCAGACTGACGGCTACGGACATGCGAGCCTCGGAGAGCCGAAAGTGGTCCTGAAGGCTTTTGCTTCCGTTACGCAGATGAGCTCCTCGAAGACGATGCTTACATTCCAGCAGGCAAACATTGTCGGCGTCGACATAGAGATGCGTTGGACGCCAGCCGCGTTCAACTGCATCAGATGGCAAGGGCATGACATTGCTTTCGCGAGCCCGGAGAATGTTGGCAACCGCAACAGGATTCTGCGAATTTCAGGGTATTATCAGATTGACAATCCTTAAGAAGTCATGCAGGTAGATGGTTTCATAGTCGAGAACTTCGACGAACTCAAGCGGGCGTTTGAAGCGAACAACCGGATGATGCAGAAGGCATGCGACGAAGCGCTGTCCAGAGGCTCGATGAAGATTGTGGCGGAAGCTCAGAGGAACCTGCGGGACAACGGCACGAACACGACGGGGCTGCTGAGCAACAGCGGAAGGGCGGAGAAGCTCTCAGACGGCGAGTATGAGGCAGGTTTCTTCGCACAGGAAGGCAAGGGATATGCGGAGTATGTCGAATATGGCAGGAAGAGCGGCGGCATGCCTCCTCCGAAAATTCTGACGGCATGGGTGCGGAAGAAACTCCGTGTGAGGAAGGAGAAAGACGCTGAGAGGATAGCCTTCGCAATCGCGATGAAGATTGCGAAGAAAGGAACAAAGGCTCAACCTTACTTCAGCCCTGCCGTTGAATCACAGAAGAAGGCGATACTTGAAGAGCTGCAGAAAGCGGCAGAAAGTATAATCAACAAAGGCAAATGATAGAGATTGACAGACATTCACAGGCATGTGACGAATTGTTCCGGCATCTGACGCAAGCGATGCAGAGGCAAGGCGTCATCGTAGGAGGTTCTGCAGGTTACCCCCGTGCGGAAATCGTCTCTGTCAACGAGCAGAGCGTTCTTGACAAGGGCGGCGAAGTGCGGCAGGTCCTCGTGACGATTGACTCGATGTCCAACAAGGGGCTCGGCGAGGCCTTCGAGATTAACCAGAAAAACCTTGACAGGATTAAAGGCGCTGATGATTCTACTTCGAGTTATCAGATTCTGGGCGTTACGGAAGGCAACACGACGGCAAGAGAGGACATGTCTGACACGCAGGTAGTCTTCTACAGGGTGACTAATAATTTAACATTTTATCTAGCAAAAAAGTAACATGCCAAAATTAGGTAATGTGAGGAAGTTCTACCTCACAACAAGCAAAACTGCTGCTGGATCCTTCACCTGGCTGAAGGGCGAGCAGAACAACGGCTTCAATCGATCAGCTGAGGCTATCGAGGTGAGCGACAAGTCAAACGACTGGGCACAGTTTATTTCAGGCAAAAAGGGCGCGACCGCATCGGTGACTGTCTTCACTGATGACAAGGCAAGCGAGCCTCAACATGAAATTATCAGTTCGCTTCACAATGGCCAATCTATTTACGCATTCATAGGCGAACTTTCAGGAGATACCGTCAGCAAAACACCTACCGAGGGGGATATGTTTGAGGCTATCATTACCGGAATCTCCGACACCAACGACTATGGATCTGTCGCGTCTCGCTCAATAGACCTGACGGTCACAGGAGAACCAATACACTATCCAACCATAACGGCAGAAGCATGACGGCGGAGTTCAAAATCGAAATCAGGGAAGGCGTGGCGGTGAACATCTTGATTACGCCGCGCCTTTTCATATACAAAGGGCGTGAGGGAGTCACACTCGAGGCCGACGGGGAGAGCATCCCCGCCGTCATGGCGCTCTACGCGGATGTGCTCTTTTGCGGAGCGCTGAACTGGTGGGAGTTGTCTGGCAAGGATGCTGACGACTTCAAATACAAACGAATCGACTTCCACGCCTGGGCGACAGAGCATCAGGAGGAATTCGGGCGCATAGTCGCAAAGGCAATCAAGCTGCTTTCAGGCAAGAGCCTTGCTGAGCTCGCGGCGATTGAAAAGGAGAAGGAGTCAAAAAAAAAATTTCGCTCTGGCTCGATTACGACGGCATTGAGGCGTTTCTGGTCGGGCATTGCCGGAAGACGGAAGAAGAAGCCGGAAGGACAACGATGAGGGAATTCCTCCTGCTCCGGGAGGCTGCGGAAAACGAGGAACGGAGGCGATGGGAGAGGGCGAGATGGCAGATGTTTCTCGCTATGAGGATGAATCCTTACGTGAAGCAGAAGCCTTCGACACCCGCGCTCTGGGTGCCTTTCGGCTGGGAGAAGGAAGCGGAGGCCGCAAGAGCAAAAGACGGAGACTGGAGCGTCACGGATGACGAAAGCAAGGAACTGAACAAGATGCTCGAAGATTTTATAAATTCAAGATAAGATGGGAAAGATAGGCGACCTTTGGGTGAAATTGAAGCTCAAGGCTGACGAATACAAGAAGGGCTTGGATTCTGCGAAGGGGCAGACAAAGTCATTTTCTGAAGGGCTGAAGAATCTCTCTGCAGCTGCCGTGGCAGTCTGGGGAGCGATAGGTGCTGCGGCAACAAAGATGGCTCTTGAATTCGTGAAATCCTCGCAGACTATTGGCGACGCCTGGGACATCGCGATGACTCAAATATCGACGCGATGGCAACAGATTCGGGCGGAGCTGAACAGGGGCATCGCTGAAGGTGGATTCAAGGGCTTTGTCAAGGCGTTCTTCTCAGACAATGACGGAGGCGATGCATGGAAAGCAGGAAAGGCCCTGTCGCAAGCAAACGACGCGATGACGGAGATAGACTATGCCTTCCGTCTGAGCATGTCGCAGACGCAGCCTAAGCTGCACGAACTCTATCTCAAGATGATGAACGCGGCGCTTTCGGCATCTGACCGAGAGGCTGCGGCGGTAGATTATCGAAAGACGGTAGAGGCTATCTACGAGCCTCGCGTGAAGGGCTTGAAGGACATCATGGACAAGACTGTCGAGCAGTATCTTGTCATCGGCGGCATGGACAAGTCGCGTTACACAGCGTCTCAGACTATCGACCTCATAAAGATGATGGCGTCAGACCCGGCAAAGGTCGAGAAGGAGTACAATGACTTCTATCAGGGCTATCAGAGCATCGGGGACAAGGTCTCCGGCAACCTCGTTGCGACGATGGAGACATACTACAACGCGACGAATGAGATGAACAGCATCCTGAAGCGCGCTGACAGGACGGCTCAGTCGATGGAGCACACGGGGCTTGACGAGCTTATAAAGAAGTTGGGGACCTCCGGAGAAGCCATGTCTGAATTCCGTGCGCAGGTCACTGAAGAGGCGGAGGTGATAGCCGCTGATGAGGCGTTTCAGAACATGACAGACCCACTCGAGGAGTTCGAGAAGTCTCACGCGGAACTTCTCGATCATCTGAATCATAAGCAGCAGATTTTTGCGGACATGTCGCAGGACGCCTACGCGAAGGCGGCAAAAGCCGCATACGATTACGCGACAAACGAGCAGATCGCCTTGGATCTTGCAGACGAGGCTGCGCAAACGGCCCTTGAAAATCTGCGTGCAAGTCAGGAGAAAGCTGCTGAACTGAATAATTCATTCTCGGAAGCAATCGCAGCGGGGCTGTCTGACAGCACGCAAGCATTCACAGACATGTTGTTCAACCTCGAAGGAGCCGACTCTTCTGCAGTCCTCGGAGCGCTCCTGCAGCCGTTTGCGAACATGTCAAAGCAGCTCGGTGAGATGCTCATCATTGAAGGTCTCGGAATCAAGGCGTTCAAAGAATCGATGAAGACGCTGAACCCTTATGTCGCGATAGCTGCCGGCGCTGCTCTGGTTGCTCTAGGCGCAACAATTTCATCCGGAATCAAGGCACTGAGCTCCTCGGGAGGTTCAAGCGCGATGTCTAGCGGAAGCAGCGCAACATCAAACGCCAACTCCGACACGACAATATCGACGGAGATGACGATTTACGTGAAAGGCAAAATCTCCGGCAAGGACATTCTCATTTCCGGGGACAACGCAAAGAAATATTACGGGAGATAGAACAATGGCTCTTTACGGACTCAAATATTACAAGAATTTTAGCAGCATGCAGGAAGCAGGCGGCGAAAGCTTCAAGCTTGAAATTTATCAGAAAGGCTATCTGAGTGCTACGCCTCAAGAGATAGGGGCCTGGAAAGGGCTGACGCTTGAAATTGACGGGGACGATGATCCTGTCTCTCCTATCCAGAAAACGATAGCGACCTTCTCGATGGTTGACGCTTCAGACATGAAAAATTCGTTCTTCTATAAGTTCGGGAATTGGCAGGAATTCTACACCCCTGACAGCACGATGTACAAGGTGGTGATTTCGCGCAACGGCAAGAACTTCTGGAGCGGATATGTCACACCGGACAACTGGAAGGAGTCGCTCGAATATCGAGGAGAAATAACAATCACCGCACGCGACAACATTGGGCATCTTCAGGACTTCGATTTTGACATGCAGGCAAGTCAGTCCGGCACGGCAACGCTCATGGAAATAGTCAACGCGGCAATGGCAAAGATAGACTTTCCAATGACGCTGGACTCGAGGCTTACAACAATGAGCAATTCTGATTACAAGGCAATCGTCTATGGCGAAGCTCCGTTGTCGTCATTCCGCGTCAACGTGAGCGCCTTCGAAGGCAAGTCCTGGTACGACGCTCTTGAGGATATTCTGACATCCCTGGGGCTCTGCCTTCGCTTCGTAGGCGACGGCAAGTTTGTGCTTACATATCTGCGCTACCTTCCGCTTCTTGACAATCAGGGGGTGGCGGCGCTTGCCTATCAGCCGGTCAAGTTTGTCGGCGGAGGCACAAGGACGTTGGCGCCTGCATACAAGAAGATCATAGACACTATCAAGTTCGATTACAACTCAGAGATAGCTTTCGATGTGACAAAAGGGCTTGAGTTCTCAAGCACGATAGACACATACAATTACACCCTTCAGTCGTCAAGGTATGCCGCTGACAGGCTTCAGGAGAAAGGTTCAATGCCCAAATATTCCGTCGTTGAAAATACCAGCGACGGCTGGCAAATTTCATCCGGCTTTCATGACGCAGCTGAATACAAGATAGGCTCTGACGCAGAGTCCATCTTGGGCATAACAACTACAAATGCCGCCTTCCTGTGCGCAAATAGTGACACTAAAATCACGCAGATTTATAAAATCGGAATTGTCAACATCCCTGCCGGCAAACTTACGCTTGACATTTGCCGGTGGGCGCTTCACATTATCAAAGGCACAATGACGATAGATTGCAGGCCTTTACCAGCTTTTCTGAAGTCTATTGACTATGCTCTAAAGTACCAGGTCGGCAGCACATCGTACTATTGGGATGGCGCAAAGTGGGGAAACAGTATCGCAATTCTAAAATACAGCACATTGCCTAGCGGACAAATAATATATAATAGCGTAGCTATAACTGATAGTATTGAAATAGATTTTTCTCTTCCCGACAATTTATCCTCTATTCCGAAAGGCGGCGAATTGTCATTGCTCTTTGACGACATCGTATTCGTTAAACAACCAGAGATAAAATACAGCAACTATTTAGGAGTTTATCTTGGTCTCAAGGGCATAACCCTCGAAGCATCGAACCCGAATGCAAAGCTTGACTCTGACGTCGTTACAACAATCAACGATGAGAGCTACAATGTCACGGACAACATCGAGAGCTCCGTCGGAGCTATGAGCCGCAATGTCGAATGGCATACTCCTCAGAACTATCCGAATGCTATCTATTACGAGAATGAAGACAGGCTTGTGGTCCCTGTAGGCTACAATATGTCCTGGGATGACGGCTCTGCCGGCGAGCCTTTGCCGCTCCTCCGTCATCGTCAGATCTTAATGTACCATCACCTCCCTATGCAGCTGCTGGAGGGTGACTGCATGCCTGAAAGCAGGAAGTCCTGGGATTTCAACCGCGCGATTATCTACAAGGGGACATTTTTCCTCCTGCAAGGCGGAGTTTACGACTTCGTCTCAGGAATCATGACAGGCGCAAGGCTGAGGCAGTATCAGTTTTATGAGGACTTGTGGGAATCGCAATCTCAAGAGAATTAAAATAACGAAATATGGGAAATCTAAGGAAAATCAGAATCGGCACGGACATCATCACGATGCTATCCGTCAACATTTCCGGAAATCCGGTGACCTGGAGCGACAAGGACATAAGGCACGTGTTTGCCTTCTCCGACGTCCAGGGGCAGCCGGTTGCGGAAATGGCCTTCAGGTCTGAGGGCCAAAGCCTGCGCTGCACCTACGCGGCGAAAGACCAGAATTACATCGGTGCCTTTCGCATTATCATCGAGTTTGCGGACGGAACATCATTCGCATCGTCGCTGGACGTGCCCGCATTCGAGATAGTACGCACGACGGAAGAGGCTGACGCGGAGGTGGGAGAGGTGGTCCTTGACATTGACGGCACAATGCGCTTCTATTCATTGTCAGAAGCGATTTCCAAAATCGAGGCCGCAACAGCAGCAGCCAATCAAGCCGCCAGCACAGCCAACCAAGCCGCCTCAAACGCTGACGAGAAGGCGGGACTTGCTCAGCAGGCCGCGGATAATGCGAACAAGGCAAAGGAGGACACCGACAAGACAAACGAAAATGCGCAGAAGGCAGAACTTGAAAGAAGCAAAGCAGAGGCTAAAAGGCTTTCGTCGGAGACAGCACGCAAGAATGCGGAGAATGAGAGGCAGACTAGCGAGAAAGCGCGAAAGCAGAACGAGGAAGCAAGAGCCTTAGCGGAGAGTAAAAGACGGACGGCTGAAGAGGCGAGAGCGCAAAAGGAGCTTGAAAGGCAACGCAACGAGACGAGGCGGAAGGAGGCCGAGAGAGCAAGGGTAAATGCGGAATCCGCACGCTCAGAGGCGGAGAAGACACGCGAATCGTCAGAGATAGCACGCAGGGATGCGGAGACTAAGAGGACATCTGCCGAGAGCGAGCGTGTGACTGCGGAAAAGCAGCGCGTGACGGAGTTCTCGCGTCTCAAGTCTGAATCCGAGACCGCAACGGACAACGCCGTAAAGGCCGCAGACAGGGCGGACAAGGCCGCTGCCGCTGCGGAGAAGAAGGCCACCCTCGAAATTGAGGTTGACGCAAAGAGCGGCATCATAAGCGTAACGTATGACGAATAAAAAACAACGATATGGCAAAAGTCAAGAAAACCATCGGGCGCGTGCCGACCGCCCGCTTTGAATACATTGACGGCGAGACATACTATTCAGGCAACATTGTGACGCGCTACGGCTCAGCCTTTCAGTGCGTGGCCGAATCGACCACCACGCCTCCGGCGAC